TGTAGAAACTGTAACGCAAGTTGCGGAATATAGAGGGCAAATATCTACGAAAGATTACGGTAACATGTTAGTTAATATGGCGACAGAATACAATGACGCTCTTCTTGTTATTGAAAATGCTAATGTAGGATGGGCTGCAGTTCAAGTTGCTATAGATCGAGAATATAAAAATTTATACTATTCGCCTAAAGACCAGTCACTATCCGACGTGTCGCAACAGTTAGCTAAGTATGTCGATTTAAAAGATACTTCTCAAATGGTAGCTGGATTTACGACTTCATCAAGAACTCGGCCATTATTAATTTCTAAATTAGATACATACATGAGAGAACGAGTGCCAGTAATTCGAAGTGCTCGATTAATCGAAGAATTATTTGTATTTATATGGAATGGGTCAAAAGCAGAAGCTCAACAAGGATATAATGACGATTTAACAATGTCATTTTGTATTGGATTGTGGATACGAGATACTGCATTGAAATTAAGACAACAAGGAATGGATTTAAATCGAAAAGCGTTGGATTATATTGGTAAATCGACAGGAGCATATAGCTCAAATATCGGTATGCGTAAACAAACAGGCTGGACTCAAAATACAGGACATAATCAAGATGAAGATTTAACTTGGCTTTTGTAATTATGAATTATAAACGTATATATGACCAAATTATTGGGCTAATAAGAAAAATTCTGAATTACATTAAAAATCTTGGTTATTGTAACAATTAGATATTTATAATTAAAGAAATATTATGGCTGAAAAGACAATCTACGGTCGTTTAAAACGTTTGTTTAATACAAATGTAATAGTACGAAAGTATGGTAAAAACAAGTTACGTGTTATAGATAATGATTATCTACAATCAGTAGGAAATCCACATAACTCGAAATACATTGATAGGTTTACTCGTTTACATGGGATAAAACCAAATTCAATGAACATGTACAATCCAAATTACAACTATTTTTCATCGAAAACAGAGTTGTATACGGATTATGAAGTAATGGATCAAGATTCAATTATTGCATCTGCATTAGACATTTATGCAGACGAGGCAGTAATGAAAGATGATTTCGGAGACGTATTGCGTATTACCAGCGACAATGAACAAATTAAGAAAATTTTATACAATTTATTTTACGATATTCTAAACATAGAATTCAATTTATGGCCATGGGTACGTAACATGTGCAAATATGGAGATTTATATTTGCGTTTAGATATACAAGAAGAAATAGGAATTGTCAATGTAGTTCCAATGTCTGCCTATGAAGTAGTTCGTGAAGAAGGAATGATGCCTGACAATCCATATCATGTACAATTTAAACAGTTAGGTGGTGGAAATGTAACTTACGAAAATTATGAAATTGCTCACTTTCGTTTGTTAACAGATTCCAATTTTCTTCCGTATGGTAAATCGATTATCGAGCCTGCACGTAAAGTATGGAAACAGTTAACATTGATGGAAGACGCTATGTTAATTAACCGAATTATGCGAGCTCCTGAAAAACGTATATTTAAAATTGACGTAGGAAACATTCCACCTCAAGAAGTTGATACGTATATGCAGAAGATTATCAACCAAATGAAAAAGACTCCATACGTTGATCAACAAACGGGAGAATATAATCTTAAATTCAATTTACAGAACATGTTGGAAGATTATTTCCTACCTGTTCGCGGAGGTCAATCTGGTACGGAAATTGATACATTAGCAGGTATTGAATTTAACGGTATTGATGATATTGAATATTTACGTAATAGAATGATGTCAGCTTTAAAAGTGCCAAAAGCATTTTTAGGATATGAAGAAGGAATTTCTGGTAAGGCTACATTAGCTGCTGAAGATGTTCGATTTGCACGTACTATCGAACGTATTCAACGAATTATAATTTCAGAATTGCATAAAATTGCTATTGTGCATTTATTCGCTCAAGGATTTGAAAATGCAGATTTAATTGATTTTGAACTGTCAATGACTTCTCCATCAACTATATATGAGCAAGAAAAATTAACATTGTATACTTCTAAAGTAGATTTAGCTGGATCAATGATTGAAAAGAAATTGTTCTCGAAAGAATGGATTTATCGAAACATTTTCAATATGACAGAAGATGAACAAGTTGCAATGGAACTAGGCTTGATTGAAGATGGTAAAGAAACTTTCAGATTAGAGAAAATAACAAGTGAAGGGGAAGATCCGGCTAATAAAAAGGAAGAACCAAAAGAAGAAAAGGAAGACACTGGTACTGACGAGGAAGAAGGAGGAGATACCGGAAACCCATTTGAATCAGTAGATCCTAAATTAGTTAAAAAATACGACAAAATGGGTCGCGATATGTCTAAACGAGCTAAAGCTCCGGAAGGAGGATGGCCCGGCGCAGGAAGACCAGAAGAACCTATTAAATACAATTCTCATGAGCATCCAAGAGGATACGATCCTATAGGAAAAGTAGCTTGGAAAAATTCCAGAAATGAGTCTATAGAAAAACGATATGGTCTTGCTCAATTTAAGAAAATATCTAAAAAAAATATATTAAATGAAGGCATGTTAGATGAAAATAATTTACTTGATGACAATTATTAATTTACTAACTAGCTTCATATTTATTATTGATAACAAATAATTATTTGAATGAAACAACTAAAACATTCGAAAGTTAAAAATACAGGAGTGCTTTTCGAACTTCTAGTTAGACAGGTGGCGTCAGATACACTGAATAATACAGATTCTTCTGCTATAGGATTATTGAAAAAATATTTCGGTAAGAATACAGAGCTGTCTAAAGAATTAAATCTGTATCAAACTGCTATTAAAGAGCAATTTAATAAAGAAGAAAAAGCTTCGTCTTTAATTGAAGCGTTAATAGCAGCAAGAAAGCAATTAAATGAATCTGCACTATCTAGACAGAAATATAATTTGATTAAAGAAATCAAAGAAAATTACATACTAGAAGATTTTTTCAAAACAAAAGTAAATGATTATAAAGTTTTAGCGTCAATTTACAAATTGTTTGAATATCAGCCGGCGGACAATCCTTCTGAATTTGTAACTAACAAATATACTTTAATAGAGCATGTAGTTCGTACCAATGTAACCAAACCAGCTCAGTTATCTGAAATGGCATTGTTTACTCAACAGAACAAAGATGTTCGTATATTAACGTATAAATTGTTAGTAGATAAATTCAATGAAAAGTATTCGGAATTGAATGAAGGTCAGAAACGTCTGCTTCGAAATTATATAAATTCAATTACAGAAAGCACTGATCTTAAAAATTTCCTTGACACTGAAATTGCTACTGTTACATCTGAATTAAATAAATTGACAAAATCAGTTACTGATAAAGTTGTAAAAATTAAGTTGAAAGAAGTAACAAGTTTGTTAACGGAAATTTCCAAAGCTAAGTCAGTAAAAGACAATCATGTATTATCTTTGTTACGATATCATGAATTAATTAAAGAACTTAAAAAAGTATAACTTATGGCAAACCCAATTTCAGGACCGTATACATACACCGCTTTACCATATCACGCTTCAGGCCCAGGTAAATATAACAAAGTAGTATTAGCCGCGGCTACATTTTACGCTACGGGATCGAATGCCTATCCTTCAGCATTTTACGTTTCAGGATCCGGTGATGCCACTGTTACTTTAATAAACGGAGGCACTATTACAGTTAATGGGTCAGATAGAAGTATATTTGAAATGAGTGTAGCTTCGGTAACGGCAGGTACAGTATATTTACTTTATAGTTAAAAATTTATGCCATCATTTATAGAAAATATCAAAGCTCAAATGTTGAATGAAAATGTTCTAGGCGTTAAAGAAGATTTTTATATTGAAATTTCTGTAAGAGACGCTAAACAGGCTCAGGAAATTATTCGAGACATTCCATACTTTAAAAACTTAGAGCAGTATGGATCGAATGTATATGCAACAGACGATGAAGAACAGATTCAAGAACTATTAACTGTTTTAGAAGATAATAGTATTGAAATACTTGATAGCATTACTGAAATGTCGACAACGGCTGGCGTACCTGGATATCAAACGCCATATGCATTCGGAAAGCAAGATGATGAAGACGTTGAAATTTTAGGATTTAAAAAAGTAAAAAAATCTAATGTAAATGAATCGAAATTTATGCAGCTGTCTAAACAAATGCATTTAAATGAAATTTCGTATCATGAATATAAAAAAGACCCATCAGTTTCTGCAAAGAAAAAAGTAAATCAATCGATAAGTGAAATAAACAAACGAATTCGCGAAATAGAACGAGTTGTAAATCATAACGTACGATTGAAACAGGAAATGGGAGTCAATTCAGGACAATATTGGAAATCGTCTCAAAGCAATTTATCTAAAATTAGCGAAAGGTTATTGAGAATTTCAAAACAACTTAAAGAATTAGCATCGTAACATGGAAAAGAAATTATTAGTAGATGTAATTACGTTCAACGTAACTCCAGAAATGGTCAATGAATCAATGGAGAAAAATAACGGACGGTTAGTCGTTAAAGGAGTTTTACAACGAGCTGAAGCGAAAAATCAAAACGGTCGTGTATATCCTAAAGAGATATTAATGCGCGAAGCAAAGAAATACAGCGATGTTAATATTAAAGAAAGACGTGCGTTAGGAGAATTAGATCATCCAGATTCGTCAGTAGTAAACTTAAACAATGTATCGCACAATGTAATTGAAATGCATTGGCAAGGAAATGATTTAGTCGGTACTGTAGAAGTATTGTCGACTCCTGCCGGAAATATTCTTAAAGAATTGTTTCGTAGCGGAATTAAATTAGGAATTTCATCTAGAGGAATGGGATCTGTTAAACAATTAGGAGAATCTGAAGTTCAAGTGCAAGATGATTTTGAATTGATTGCATTTGATTTTGTATCTAATCCATCGACTCATGGAGCATTTTTAAGTCCGATTCACGAGTCAGTAAATAGAACCAATAGCATTTCTACAAAATACGAAACTGTTAATAGACTTATAACTGACATTTTAACTGACATTAAATAATAAAGAGTATGTCTACATTTACGCCAGTAGTACCGACATCACCGCCTCAATCAAATTCAGCGCCAGCTCCTGGATCGTTGTCTTTAGAAGCTAGATTTCGTGCTAGTCAATACAACCGCGCGGAATCGTTATACGATTTAGCTAGCCGATTAAATGTATCAGATACTTCTAAATTAAACATAGATGCAATTCCTGCACAATTTAATACAGCTACTAAATTTAATTCAGATACTTCTAATTTAAATGAAGACACAATTCCAGCGCGTTTTAATGTAGCTAGTAAATTTCATCCTACTGTCGACATTAATTCATCTAAATTAGATCGTAATGAATTTTCTGGTACAAAGCCAGCAATATATGCTGGTACGGCTGGCCCAAATCGATCATTCGCTCGAGCACAAAGTCCTACAGTTTCTAAATTAAACATCGACTCAATTCCAGCTAAATTTAATGTCAATAGTAGATTATCAGGATTGCCAAGCCAATCTTCTAAATTAAACATCGATTCAATTCCAGCTAAATTCAACGTAACAAGTCGATTATCAGGATTGCCGAGTCAGTCTTCTAAATTAAATATTGACTCAATACCATCAAGATATTCTCCTTAACAATATTTATATTAAATCATTTATATATGAAAACATCACAACTAAGAACTTTAATTAGAGAAGAAGCTCGAAAAATATTATCTGAAGAAATGACAGAACCTTCAGAGCAAATTTTAAAAGGAGCCATGGCTTACTTCAAACAACAAACTGGCATTACAACAGGTATGCCCGC